GCCACGGTTGCCTCGTCGAGCGTCACGTTCGCGGTGAACGACACGATCAAGGGCACGGCCACCTTTAAGGTTGCCCGCTAAGCCCTGACGGAGGCCCGTCATGGCTACAGAGTGCGCGGGCGTCACAGCGTCGTGGAACTCCACGAACTTCGGCGAGGTCGTGGAGATCAAGGTCAACGCGGGCGGCAGCATGCCGCTCGCGCGTGCTAGCACGTGGACGCTTGACGCAGGCACTATAGATATTTCTTGCCTGAGCACTGCCAACGTCTCGCTGGCCCAGTACGGCAAGAAGTCCACGCTCGCCATCGCTGGTGGTGGGCTGGCGTTCTCCACGAAGGCCGTCTGCGAGCGCGTGCAACTCTCGGGCAAAGTCAACGACATCGCACGGTATGCGGTGACGTTCAAGATCACGCCTGAATGAGGAATGAAATGGCACTGACCGCAGACCAGATTCTCGCCGCAGACGACGCCGCCCTTCTTGAAGTGAAGGTCAAGGAGTGGGGCGGCAGCGTGTTCATCCGAGTGATGAGCGTGGCCGAGCGTGACGCCTACGAGCGCATGTGGATCGGCAAGCGCGATACCGGCATCGACAACTTCCGCACGGAGTATCTCCAGCGGGTGCTCTGCGACGAGAAGGGCAGCCTGCTCTTCACGCGGGAGCAGATCGAAAAGCTCGGCCAGAAGAGCTCGGCCGTCATGTCGCGGCTGTTCGAGAAGGCCACGAAGCACAACGCCATGAGCGAAGCGGACGTGGAGGAGTTGGCAAAAAACTGAACATCCGCCCGCTGAGACGGTTTCTGTTTCGGCTGGCGGGGCACTTGGGCATGACGGTCGGCGAGTTGTCCATGCGGATGGACAGCCGAGAACTCACGGAGTGGATCGCATACACGCGCTACTACGAAGCCATCCCCGACTCGTGGGCGGAAACGGGCCTCATCGCCTCGGCGGTCTTGGCCCCATACGCACAGAAGGGCAAGGCTCCGCAGGCCAGTGACTTCAATCCGATTGAGAAGCCGCCGCAACACCCGGACCAGATGAAGCAGGAATTGCAGAAGCTCCTCGGAGCGCTCGGGTAACAATCATGGCAACAATCCTCGGCCTAGCGATGAAGGTGACGGCGGACGCCTCGAGCGTCCCGAAGTCGCTCACGCAGGCCGAGCGTGCGCTTCAGAGTCTCAGTTCGCAGGTCGAGAAGTCCACGGCCGTCTTCGCCCCATTCACGGAGCGGTCGGCCGCTGCGGCAGCCGAGCAGGAGCGGTTTGCGGAGCGGTTTGCCAGGCTCGCCGATCAGTTGCAGTCCAAGGCGATTGGTCCGCAGGAATACGCCGCTGCGTTTTCCCAATTGACGCAGGAGGCGAAGGCAGCGTCCGAGGCGTTCGCGGAAGGCATCCGCATCCAAAAGCAGTACGGAGACCAAGCAAGGGTCACTGCCGACGAAATCGCTAGGGCAGTGGATCTCCAGCAACGCGGTGCCATTGACCAGCAAGCACTGAACGCATTTGCCATTGAGCGACTCGGCCTCGACAAGCAGGCCGCCGCATCGGCCAAGGCTCGTTCCGATGCCGTCTCCGCTGCCGAAAAGCAGCAGGCCGAAGCGTTCGCCGAAGCCCGCAGGCTCGAAGAGCAGGCCGCAGCGCAGTCCGTCCGCGAGCGGGCTGCCTTGGAATCGCAGGCCGAAGCCATTCGCCAGCGGAACCTGAACGCACAGGAGCGATTCGACAAGGAGGTGCGTGCTGCTGCCGCACTCGAGCAGGCCGGGCTGCTAACGAAGCAGGAGTTCAACCGCGAACTAAACAGGCAGGCCGACCTGTTCGCGAAAGCCACCATTGCCGCCAACCGCTCCGGCCAAGCGATCCAGCAGGCAGGCGACGCAGGCGTGCTCAAGTTCAACGAACTCAGTGGCATCCTTGCGGCCCTGCCCGGCCCGATTGGCAATGTCGCCGGTCGCCTTTCTGGCCTTGCGTCCGCAGGTGAAGGGCTCGGCCGTGTGTTTGCCGGTGGCCTCCAGACCGGCATCGCCAACATCGGCGCGAGCGTGGCCGGTCTCATCAATCCATTCACCGCTGGGGCGGCTGCGTTTGCGGCGCTGGGTGCCGGGGCCGTGGCGGCTGGCCGCAATCTGATTCAGCTCGAAGGCGAGGTGGAGCGGCTCGGCCAGCTGGCTGATCGCGTCGGCGTGTCGTTCTCGTTCATCCAAGTGCTCGAGGCGGCGGCCCTGCAAACAGGCACCAGCGTCGAGCAGTTGGGCGGCGGTTTCACCCGGTTCCTGCGGGCGGTAAACGAGGCCCGCGACGGCACGAAGTCGGCCGTGGAGGCGTTCAAGAATCTGCGGATCAGTACCGATGCCGTCCGCGACGCCAACCCCGAGACGCTCTTCCAGCAAGCGGCGCAGGCGTTGGCTCAGATGCCAGACCCGGCCCAGCGGACAGCCACGGCCATGGCGCTCTTCGGGAAGAGCGGGGCCGAACTGCTGCCGGTGATCGGGCAACTCGGGGCGGCTGCGGCCGACCTGGAGCGGCTCGGCGGGGCGCTCACCGATCAACAGCGTGTCGACATCGACGCCTTCGGTGGTGCGATGGATCGCTTGGGCGTGGCGTCGCAGGGACTCTACCGCCAGATCACCGCCAACTTCGCCGGGATCGGCACGGCCATTGCCAACTCGACCGCCGAATCGCTTGGCGGCATCAACCGGCTGATCCGCGCCCTGGACGACACGGCGAGCGACCGGACCTTCCTCGGGTTCCAAAAGACGCAAGCCCGCCTTCAGGCTGACGCTGAACTGCTCAAGCGGCGGAATGAAGCCATCCAAGAATCGCAGCGGCTGGCATCAAACCAAGCCTTTGCCGATTTTGTGGCGTCGCTCAACCAGTCCATCGACGGCGCAATCAACCTGTCTGGCGAGATCGGCAAGGCCCAAGAGCAGGCTGCGGCGTTTGGAAGCGAAGGCTCGAAGGCCGTGGAAGCCTTGGTGAAGTCGCTTGAGGATGTGGCCGCCGCAGCGGAGGACGCTGGCCTCTCACAGGAGCAGTTGGCAGCCGCCCAGAAGAACGCCTTCGCGGATTTCAGCAAGCGGATTGAGGCGATCAAGGAGGAGGCCGACGTTCGCCGCCAGGCCGCCGAGGATTCCCGCCGCGCCACCGAGCAGGAAAACGCCGCCGCCGCCAAGGCCGTCGAGTCGGTGCGGGCTCAACTCGCCATCGCCATCGAAGACTCGGCCCGGTTCGGCCAGGCCGGATTCGACGCGGCCCTGAAGTACCAGAACGCGATCGGCGAACTTGAACAGCAGTTCGGCAAGCGGATCATCAACGAAGCCACGCTCAAGCAAAACGCCGCAGCGGCAGCCGCCGAGTACCAGAAGCAAGTCGATGCGTTCACCAAGATCGAGCAGTTGCAGCGGAACATCGCCGCCGCCGACGAGCAGCGACTTGCCCAACTGGTGGCCGCGCAGCGGGAGACGAAGCAGGTCGAGACCGATCTGGAGTTTGTCCTGCGTCAGCAGAAGCAACTCGTCGAAGAGATCGCCGACGCCCGCGAGCGCGGTGCCGTCATGGCCGCCGACGCCGCGACGGCCCGGCTGGCCCAACTCGACCAGATTCAGGCCAAGCTCGAAGAGCAAGAGCAGGCTCTTGAGCAGGGCTTCGGCGACGGGTTCGCTATGGCGTTTGAAGCCACAGACAAGACCATCGACGGCCTTATTGAAAAGGCCACGCAGTTCGGCAACGTCGGGGCACTCGCGGCGCAGGCTCTTGAGCAGGGCGTGGCCCGGGCCCAGCAGCAGGCCAGCGCGGGCATCCTCACGGCCGAGACTTACCAGAAGGAAGTCGAGCGGCAGCAAGACCTATTCAATCAGCGGCTGGCCGCCGCCCAGCGGGTTGAAGACTTCCTCGCTTCCAAGATCGACGAACGGCAGAAGGCCGAACTGGAAGCCGTCAAGCAACTTGAGGAACGGAAGAAACAGGCGGCGGTCAATATCCAAGCACTTGAGGCTCGGATTCAGACCGAGCAGAAGGCCATTGAGGAGGCCCGCGACAAGGGGCGATTGAAGGATGCTCGCGCCGGGGTGGAGCGGGTCAAACAACTGGAGCAGGCCAAGCGCATCGAACAGGGCATCGTGGACGGCCGCGTTCAGGCCAACCGCCAGCAGGCCCAGCAGTTGCAGCAGGGCAACACCGCTGCCCAGCAGTTTCAATCGCTCATCGGCCGCCAGAATGAAGCATTCCTGAAGGGCTTCCAAGACGCCTACGCCGGGGCCAACGCCGCCTTGGCCCAGAGTGCCCGCGTCGCGGAGGAGCAGGCCCGCCGGATGGAGGCGCTGACGCGGCCGACGAACGCGACTGTGAACGTCGCCGACATTCGCACCGCCGAGGGACAAGCCTTGGTGCAGGACGTGGCGGCTCAAGCCCAAGACCCGGCGCTGATTGAGGCCCGGCTCCAGACGCGGCTTCTCAACGCCATCGCATCGGGCATCACGGGTGCCGCCTCGAACTACTTCAACCAGCCGGTGGCGATTGTCGGCGCGGCGAGAATGGGGTGATTTATGCCGGTCGTTTCTACCAAAGAGTTGGCGCGGACCTACGAGCGTGAAATCACGCGCCCGATGATCGCCAAGCGTCGTTGGGTGTGCGTCTTGAGCGACAATACGACGGAGGCCACAGAGACGACCTTCAATCAGGTCATGACCGCCGCGCTTGGCAGCACGAACTGGGGGCTTCAGCATCCCGACCTAACGGCCTGGAAGCTCCGCAAAATCTGGATGAACGAAGGATACGAGGGCTCGCCGTATCACGTCGAGGTGATCGCCGAATACGGCACGGTGCGCGATGAGGAGGTGATAACTCCGGTTGGCCGCCCCGCCGTGTGGAGCTTCGAGGGCAGCAGCGGCGAGTTTCCAGCGTTGCGGTATTTCCACCCTGGGACGCCCGGTAGCGGCAACGGCACGACCCACCCGCTGACCAATTCCGCCTTTGACTTCTACCCCGGCTTGATGACCACCGAGAGCGTGGTGCTGATGAAGGTCACGCAGAACTTTTCCGCGTTCCCATCGGGATGGTATGCGGCAAATAACAGCGTGAACGACGCCACCTACTTCGGCTGCGCCGCCCACACGATCCGCGTGGCTGGCATCGACACCACCTACGAGTATGAAGAGTTTGGCGGCAGTGTCGTGAAGTATTGGAAGGCGACGGCGACGCTGGCCTACCGCCAGAGCGGCCACAACCTACTGCTGCCAGATGTGGGCTACAACTTCCTCGACAGCGGGCAGAAGCGGCGGGCGATGGTGTTCGACTTCCAAAACTCCGAGTGGGTGCCGTCGCCGAATCCCGTGGGTCTCAACGGCAGCGGTGGCCTGAATATGACCGGGAACGCGACGGTGTTAAATCGGCGCGTGAATCCCGAGGCTAGTTTCGCAACGGTCTTCGGGACGCCGCCAACATGACGCCGAGCGACCGCGACGCCGTACAGTTCACGCGCGAGTCCGCCGAGCGCATCGCGAACGTGGTGCGCGCGGCTGAACTGACGCCGACGCGCGGGCGGGCCTTGTCGTTCGAGGCGATCCAGCAGGGCGCAAGCCGCAAGACCTTCCGCATGGCCACGTTTACCGGCGCGTGGCCGCTGAACTCGGCGAAAGTAGTCACGCTTGCCAGTGGCGCCACGCTTGCGGCCGGGAACAGGACATTCCACCTCCCCGATATCGGCACCGGGCCGTATGACTGCGCCGTCGCAAGAGACGGCACGGCGTGGTGGTTAGCGTCGGCCCTTGAGCAGAACGTCAAGCGGGGGACGTTCGCGGCACCGTGGAGCAAAGGCTCCAGCAAGACCGTTACGCTGGTCAATGGTGGTAGCGTCTCAGCCCTTAACCGTCACGCCAATATCACCGGAACCGGCACTAAAGCCTGCACGGTCGGGCGAGACGGGATGGATTGGGAACTGATCGCTGCGGAGTGCTGATGCTAGACCTCCTCGCCGCCATCGTCTCGGCCGATCCGCCGTC